CCCTGCAGTCCGTAGATGGAGTCAAGGATGGCAGGCCTCTTGAAGATCTTACCTTTTGCGTTCCATGTGACACTGAAGGAAGGCTTTTGTCCTTGCCCGCCGATACCCCATGGAGGCGATCCGGCTGATACGCTAATGTGCGGCAACTTGATCTTGCAGATCTTCCCCAGGTTGACCGGGAACAGGTCCTTTATCTTGTCCACAACACCTGAAACTGTTTTCTTGGCGCTGTTGATAGGCCCGGTGATGGCGTCCTTGACTCCATCCCATGCGCTTTCGGCATTGCTCTTGACAGTATCAAAAGCCCCGCTGACAGTGCTCTTGATGCTGTCAACAATACTGCTGACGGTACTCTTAGCGGAATCTATGGGCTTCGTAATACTGCTCTTTACGTTTTCCCAGACAGTCGATACCTTGTCCTTTACTGCATCAAATGTATTCCCGACCTTGTCCTTAATGCTTGCTACTGTATCACTGACAGTGGTCTTTGCATTTTTAATCGCATTGCTGATCGTGGTCTTAATGCCATTCCAGACACTTGATACCTTACTCTTAACGGTATTGAAGCCGCTGCTGATCGTGGTCTTGATACCGTTCAGGACATTGGAGATCGTGGTCTTAATGTTCTTCCAGACACTGGAAACTGTTGTCTTTATGGATTTCAGAACATTAGAGATCGTAGTCTTAATGCTCTTCCAGACATTACTGATCGTGGTCTTGATACCATTCAGGACATTACTGATCGTAGTCTTGATGCTCTTCCAGACATTGGAAACAGTTGTCTTTATAGACTTCAAGGTATTAGAGACTGTTGTCTTGATACCGTTCCAAATATTACTGACAGTAGTCTTAATCCCATTCAGGACATTGGAGATCGTAGTTTTAATACCATTCCATGCATTACTGACAGTAGTCTTGATAGACTTCAAGGCATTGGAGACGGTTGTCTTGATACCGTTCCATGCCGTTGTGATTGTCGTTTTAATGGAGTTCAGGACATTACTGATCGTAGTCTTAATGGTATTCCATGCATTACTAACAGTAGTCCTGATGGATTTTAAGACATTGCTGACAGTCGTCTTGATGGCATTCCAGACTGAAGATATCGTGGTCCTGATCGTCTTCAGGGCATTAGATATCGTAGTCTTGATAGCATTCCATCCGTTTGTGACCGCAGTCCTGATAGCCTTAAGAACATTAGAGATCGTAGTCTTGATGGTGTTCCAAGCTGTCGTGACTGTATTCTTAACGGTCTTTAAGACATTGCTGACGGTCGTCTTGATACCGTTCCAGATATTGCTGACGGTCGTCTTGATGGTATTCCAGACCTTCTGTGTCGTTGTCTTGATGGCATTCCAGGCATTGCTCACAGTACTCTTAATGGTATTTAATACTGTGGACACAGTCTTTTTGATGTTGTTCCAGACAAGGATGATCCCATCCTTGATCTGCTTCATGAACTTTGTGACCTTAGTCAGTATGTCCTTGAATGCCTTCACTACGTCCTGGGCAAACTTCTTGACAGTCGGGATCACCGTCTTCTTGATCGCCTTGAACGTCTTATCAACGATTTCCCTGAACTTCTTACTGTGCTTATATGCATAGACCAGCCCGGCGGCCAGTGCCGCTATGGCAGTGACCACCAGGAAGACCGGATTAGCCAGCATGGTCGTATTTAACAGCGCGAATGCTTTCTGCACAGCCGCTATGGCTGCGCTGATCCCCAGTGCTGCGCCAAGGATACCGATGGCAGTGGCCACTGCAACTATGGCGGCCTGGGCTTCCGGAGACTTCTGGACAACCTGCGCCACTGCCGTGATGACCTCAGACACTTTCTTCACGGCGTCAGAAATGACAGGGGTAAACGTCTTACCGACAGCCATCTTGACATTGTTCGTTGCCTGGGACCAAGAGTCACCCATCGTGGTGACGCCATCTGCAGTGTTCTGCATGGCGCCATCATTGTCTTCCAGGACTTTTGTCCAGTCTTCTATGGCAAAGCTGCCATTCTGGATGTTGGTGGCCAGCTCCTGGGCAGCCTTCTTGCCAAAGACTTCCTCAACGGTCTTTCCGGTGTCACCTACTTCCTTCTGCAGGGCTTCGGATACACTGCCTGACTCTTTAATGGCCTTAATGGCAGCCTGGAAAGCCCCTGGCACATCATCTGTCTCACCTGACAGGTTGGCAATGCCTTTTGTCAGGCCGCTCATTACGGTCCCGACATTGGCGCCGCCATCGGAAAGCCCGATCAGCATGGCCAGTGCTTCATCCGTGCTGTATCCCAGTTCCTGGAACTGTGTACTGTTGTCAGTCAGGTACCCGGTCAGGTCATCCACGGACAGCTGGCAGGACTGGTTGGCCGTGGTCAGGTCATCCATCAGGCCGTCAACGTCATCCATCTCAAGCCCCCACCGGTGCATGACATCGGCAAGGGAATCGACCGCTTTTCCTCCGTCAGTACCGGTGGCCTTGGCAAAGTCCGCAACCTTTACGGTCATGTCCTCGGCATCTTTGCCTGTAATGCCGAAACGTGTATTCAGCTCAGCCAGGACGCTTGACACACTGGTGATATCCTGATCGGAATCTTTGATCCGGCCAAACGCGCCTTCTGCAGCCTCCTGGAGCCCTTGCAGTCCTTCCCCGGAAGCTCCGGTGCCTTCCACTATGGCTGCTTTGGCCTCATCGAACTGCTGAGCCATTTCCATGGCATTATCAGCAATCTCTTTGATCTTTGCGGCCACACCGGCATTGATCAGGATCTCAGCCATGGAATCAACACTGGACCCGGCCGACTCAGCTGCCTGCTCCTGCTGTCCAAGTCCGTCATTGGTGTCATTGACCTGTGACAGCAGGTTCTGCTCCTGGATCTGCGCATAGGTGAGGGAATCCTTCAGCTTATTAACTTCTGTAGAATCCTCACCATATATAGCTTTCGCCGCTTCCAGCTTTGCTGACAGCGCTTCCTGCTTTTCGTGGTTCGCCTCCAGGGCCTGCTGCAGGAGGTCCATTTTTTCCTTCTGGTACTCTGCAGCATCACCGGTGTTCTTAAATGTGGCATCAGCCAGCTTCATTTCAGCCTTAAGGCTGGAGATCTCGCTGTTAGCATCTTTTACGGCCTGTGTAAAGTCAGCTGTCTCGGCTGTAAACTTTATCTTGGCTTCGTTGTTACTACTTGCCATGCCTCCGCATCTCCTCCTTCCTTATGGCATACCTGAGCCAGCCATCATAAGCGGCTTTATTGGCCGCCACCCTGTCCAGGAACCTCAGATCCTGACTCCAGAAAACTGCTTCGGGGATCTTGAGCATGAGGACATAGTACGTATAAAAGTCCTCAACCTCCTCCAGGGGAAACTTCGGCGGCCTTATACTGCTTTCTTCTTTTATCTTCCGTGTCGCTTTTTTGAAGGCTTCTGGAAAGCCGGTTTTTTTTCCTGCACTCCATAAAGCTTCTGGAAAGTCTCAGCGATCTCTTCACGGTCATCTGTCAGGGCCCTGAGGAAGTCACCTTTGTCCATCGGATCCTCATCCCCATGGAGCGCTGCGCACCGGTAGGCGATATAGATCAGCTCACCCATCTCCAGCTCGTTGAACTCCTCATTTTTTTGCATCTTTCCATAGAGCTGCATATACCTGACCCAAAGATCATGGTCTGCGGCACTGAGATCGGCCAGAGCCCCAAGATTGAGCGTCAGCTTTGCCGGTTCACGATCGTCCATTGTGATTTCGTAGATTCTCATAGATTCCTCCAAAAAAATGGACACCTGTCAGAAACAGGTGTCCGTGCTCATGGAAATATTCAGTTACGGATTTGGATTTGTATCTCCGGACGCGGCAGCCGGATCGGCAGAGGACGCGGAAGGACGGACAAGAGCGGGCGTGAACCCTGTCAGCCAGGTCTGCGCCACGGTCTCATCAACGCTGTCATACAGCGCCTCATACATGCAGTATCCATACTCATCCGGCATCAGGGAGATCGTAAGCTCCAGCTCAGGGACCTCTTCTGCCCCATTCTCCACAGGTCTGTGGGGACCGGACTCGATGATGCATCTGGGATAAGCCTTGAGCTTCACTACATCATCTTCATCCAGGACCTTCTGGGTCAGGGCAAACTCCGGATGTTTGCTCTTCTGGCCGTAGCCGACCACACCCTCCAGCAGCTCATCTTCCTGATTCATGTCATAGACCATGTTGTAGATATCATAGGGCACGTGCAGGGACTCTGTAAGAGTGCCGGCGCCGGTGCCTTTGACCTTCTTCTTTGCGACTACGCCGCGGCAGTTTTTTGTGATGACCTTGACTTCCAGCTCCTCCTCAGAGGAACCGACACAGTTCATATCCATGAAGGATTCCTGCCCGGCAACTTTGATGTGCTGCTCCTGCACTTCAAATTCTGAAAAAACTCCTTTTGTCATTTATTAACCTCCTAAGCCTTCTGTAAGCTTTCCGATGCAAAGATCTATGATCCTCTGAGCGCTCTCTTCCGCGCCTCTCTGGAAGAAGTGCTGGTTGCCTGCATGCCTCCTGGTGTTGGATCCATCATCAGGGAAATACAGATAATGATATTTGCCGCGTGCCGCAATGGTTACGGACAGCGGGCCGTTGTCCTGTGAAAACTTCCCAGGCATCGCAATGCTGGCCGGTGCTCCCTTCTTCGCCCATGTGCGTCCTGATGCAGGTATAAGAGGAGTGATCTGCTGTTTGATCAGCTCTGCGCCCTCACCATGCAGGACTTCATCAATGAGTCTCCCGGCATGGTCCCCTTCATACTGCTGGATGGACTCCTGCAGCCGGTCAAACTCAGATGCATCTAGCGTGAACCACTCTGACATCTCAGCACCTCTTTTCGGGATGATAAAG